ATCGGAACAGTCTTTACAGCAATTAAAGACACCGTCAATGATTTAAATAAAATAACAGAAGAGGATATATAAATGCCACCAAAAGCAAAAAAGACATCACCACGATATTACTTTCATCAAGGAACTGAAGATGCAATCATTCGCTTGAATAAAGAAACTCGTGCTCATATGAAACAACGGATTTACAATGAACATATTCGCACACCATTTGAGAAACTTGCTGAGAATATAATTCATACATTTAAATTTTATTACTTTGATGTCCCAAGTGAGGATGTGAAACACGAAGTGGTATCATTCTTATATATGAACATCCACAAATTTGCAGAGGGTAAGGGAAAGGCATTTTCATACTTTAGTATTGTTGCTAAGAACTATTTGATTTTACACAACAACAATAATTACAAGAAGATGAAACAACACGATAGTGAAGATGTTATGGATTATAAAAGAGACCCTGTCGGAGAACTTCGTGGTAAAGAATCTCGTAGTATGAAGATGGAGTACATCGAACAACTTGCGGATTATTGGAGAAATAATTTAACAACAGTCTTTAAACGAAAGAAAGATTTGGATGTTGCCAATTCAGTAGTGGAGTTAATTGATATGAGACACAATATCGATAACTTCAATAAGAAAGCATTATACATTCTTATTCGTGAAATGACTGGTTCTAATACACAACACATAACTCGTGTAATTAATGTGATGAAGAAACATCATAATAATTTACACAAGGCTTATTTAACTACTGGTTCAGTTGATACAAAACGAACTGGTAGTTGGTTTGAGTGAAACTCTATAAGCAAGATTGGGATTATCGGAAAAATAATACCGATGAATATCCTGAATTAAAAGCGATTACATCCTATCCAAATTCCTTTTGGATTATAAGTAATCCTAAAAAACCACTTAAACGAATCGCAACGAGAATGCGAAGATTGTGTAGAAGAGCTCACCCATCTCAACCAGTTATAGTTTTATATGCTATACCTGGTAGGGATGTTGGTGGACATTCAAAGGGTGGTTTAAATGAAAAACAATATCTAAAATATGTTGGTGATATCGCAAAAGGTATTGGTTCATATAAACCAATAATAATATTCGAACCTGATGCTATCCCACATATGAGAAAGATGAATTTCTTTCAACGAACAAATCGAACAAGGTTAATCAGAAAATCTTTAAAACTTTTATCTCAATGTAGTGCAGAACTCTATCTTGATATAGGACATCCTAATTGGTTAAAGGTTAAAGATGCATCTATGTATTTAAATTTATTTAATGATAGTAAGATAAAAGGATTTTCTGTCAATGTAAGTAATTTTGTATCTACAGATAAATGTATTAGGTGGGGTGATAAGATTTCTGATATTACCGATTTAAATTATGTTATCGATACATCACGAAATGGTAGAGAAGTTTGGGAAACATTTAATCCACAAGATATGAAACTTGGGGAAACACCTACTATCAGAACATCATCAAGAAATTGTGATGCTTATCTTTGGATTAAAACACCAGGTGAAAGTGATGGTGCTGTAAATGGTTGGCCTAAAGCTGGTAGATTTGATGCTAAAAAAACCTTATCTCTTATAAATTAAAAAGGGGGAACTCGGATAAGCTCCCCCTTTATTTAGTCATCCGATATAGTACTACTTACGGAATAAACCCACCAACACCAATAATGCGACTAATCCAGCGAAACCAGATTCGCCGAAATTATTAATAATTGCTGTTAGGTTACCAATAACATTAACGCCGAAGATACCGCTTCCGAATATAATTTCAGAAACCGCACCAATGGCTACCAGCGATAACATCAGTTGAGCTAAGTCATCTGCGTATCCTTTTACGAGTGTTATGATTTCCTTCATATGGTTATATCTCCCGTTAGTTAATCAATTTAGTCGGAGTTTATTTACCGACAATTAATAACTATTGTATATATTAGGAAAACTTCAATCATATATATTTATATACACCAATTTTTTAAGAATTTGATATTTATTATTGTAACAATATAGGTAAAATTATGGCAATAGATTTTGAAGTATTCGAGGGTAAAACCTTATCAGATGTATTTAAAGACATTTATGATAACTCAAACAAGAACAAGACTCAGTTAGAAGTACTGATGAAAGAGGTAGTTGGGTTCATCAAGGATGGCGATACGGCCGTACAAATAATTCCTATGTTGAAAGAGTATTTAGAAATCAATGTAAAGAATGATGAACAACTTGTTAAGTTAGCAACCATTGTACAGAGAATGGCAACTGCTGGTAATAAGGGTGATGATGATGATAACTTTATGTTGAGTGATAGAGAAAAAGAACAATTAATGAGTAACATTCAAAGCACGGTCGAAGAACTTCAAGACCATTCGGATAACATAACTGCAAAATTAGATAGCTAATGTCATACAATATCAAACCTAAAAGTGGAACTAAATCTGGTCCAATAACGGGTAATAGAGTACAAAATGTTGAATCTACATTAAGATTAATAAAAGAAATATCAGATGAGCCTGGTCAGTTTTATGAATTAGAACCTTTAGAAGTATTAGAGGTACATTTAGATGATACAAGAAACTCTTTCCCACAAGGAAGTGATGGGCCTGATTATACTTATCTCGGTGGAGTTAAGGGTAGGTTAGTAATTTCAGAGACTGGAAAAAACATTGATAAGTTAAGTGATTACAAACCATTAAATCCAAATATACAAACTACACCAGTGATTGGTGAAATTGTAATTGGTGTAAAATATCTTGGACAATTATTCTATACAACACAAGTAAATTTTTTTGGTAATCCTAATTTTAATACACAACACGGATTGAGTAAAGGTAAATCAAAAGATACTTTAGTATCTGATAATATCGATACTGCAAACGAACAAGATGATACAGGTGTAAAACTTGGTTACTATTTAGAACCAACACAAGATGTAAGAAGATTATTACCACAAGAGGGTGATGTTTTAATTGAGGGTAGATTTGGAAACACTATTAGAATTGGTAGTGATATAAAAAATGATAATCAAGATTCACCAAACATTATTTTAAATGCTGGACAATCAACAGATGATTTTCCAAATCCAAAACAACCAATAGAAGAAAGAATTGATACGGATGGTTCAAGTGTTTATATAACCACAAACCAACCATTAACTTTTACACCTGGTATTGAAAGTCAATTATCACCACCACCATATGAGGGAAAAAATATTTTACTTAGTTCAGATAGAATTATTTTTAATACAAAGAATGGTGGAGATATAGTGTTTGGTAGTAATAATAATATTTCTATTTGTGCACCAAAAGAAGTTGTGATAGAAGCAGATACTACCAAGATAGGAAGTATTGGAGCAACAGAACCATTAGTGTTAGGTGCGATATTAGAAAGTAAGTTAAATGATATACTAACATTAATTGAGACTGGTTTGTTAGCACCGACAGGGCCAGTAGTAGTTGGACCTGGTGCAGGATTATTAGCTAGTTTAAAATCAACACTCTCACAAATAAAGAGTCCTAAGAATTTGGTAGAGTAATGAAGAATGATACTATTAAAGTTATCTTGAGTACGATAACTGCTTTAGGTGGTATTGGTGGGACATATAAAACTATGGAAAATAGAGTTTCAGATTTAGAAAATAAATTACAAGCACAAGAAGAGTATTTAAGAATTGAACTTCAAGTAGAGAAGTTACGACAAGAAGAACTTATCAATGAGATGAAACATAAAAATAAAATGGATTCACTTACATTTGATATGGCAATGAAGCAACAAGAATATTTAATAAAATTAAGTCAAATGGAATAGTTTTTAGAGGAAATTATGAGTTGGGATATATTTAAAGCTGAGTATAAAAAAGGTTTAGATGCAGGAGATGATATGGCAAAAGTAATTGCTGAATCATATGATAAGTGTATTAAACTTGGAATGACTGTAGGAGCAGCACCACCCGCACCATTAGCAAGTGGTAATGTTGCAGCATTAGAAGCAATGTTAAAAGTTGCTTTTAAATCTTACGGAGTAACACCATTTCCACTACAACTCGATACAGGTTTAAAATTGTATTGGTTGGGTGGAGTTACTGCAGCAGGAGCGACTGTAATAGTTCCAGGAATAACTGCAGCATATGTTCCTTTGGGAGCAGCAAATAAAGATGTTGATGATTTTGTAGAACAATTAATAAAAAGTTTTAAAACGCACTTAGGTCAGGTGAGTGGACTGTTTCCAGCAGCACCATCACCTTTACCATTTGCAGGTTATAATGTACCAGGATAAAGGAGTTAGAAATGACTAAAAAGCAATTAGTAAAAATAATACAAGAAGTAGTACGAATAGAAGTACAAAAAGAGGTCAAACAGATATTTATTAATGAGGGAATAAATAGCTTAAAGAATAAAAGAAGTACTACTCTCAAATCAACCGCACCAATCGTGAAGAAAAAGGTTCAAAAAGTTGTAAGAAAAAAACCAGTTGTTAAACAATATACATCTAATGAATCCTTAAATAGTATTCTCAATGAGACAGCTAATATGGAAACAGATGAATATCCAACAATGGGTGGTGGAACTTTTGATTCGAGTAGAGCAGCAGAACTATTAGGATATAGTGAAGCTGGATTCGGTAATGATAAAGAAACTGCAAGAAAAGTTGCAGCAGTACAAACATTAAAACAAGCTGGAGTTACTTCGGAACAAGTACCTGAGAGTGTAGTAGATGCCTTAACAAAAGATTATAGTGCTTTAATGAAACACGATAAGATGAAGAGTAAAAGATAATGCCTGAAAATGTCAACCTAACAAATAATCCATCTGTCCAACAGATTAATGAGGATGAAGATTCTTTCTTTGGTTGTACATTTCCACTAACTTATCAAGGTGATAATGTAGGATTTTTTCCAAGAGCAAAAACAGTCAAGGAACAAGCATTTTCAAATATAAAAAATCTTTTATTAACTATGAAAGGTGAACGAGTAGGACAACCAGATTTTGGTAGTAACTTACCAGCATTAATATTTGAACAACAAGGACAAGATTTAAATGATAGTATTGAAGAAACTATACACGAAGCATTAGAACAATGGTTACCTTACATAAAAGCACAAAATGTTTTTGTGGTACAAGATAAAAAGAACCCAAACCAAGTAGTAGTTACATTAGAATTTATTGTGACAGTTGATGACCCAGATTCACCTGAAACAATAACTTTTAATTTTAACGCAGGAGATTAAAATGGCTAATGATGTAGATTATGGGCTGAATAATAAAAAAGAAAAGCGAGATATTAGATATATTGGTAGAGAGTTTTCTACTATTAGAGCTAATCTATTAGAATACGCCAAATCATATTATCCTACAGCATACAATGATTTTAATGAAGCATCACCTGGAATGATGTTTATTGAAATGGCAAGTTATGTTGGGGATACTTTATCATTTTATATTGATACACAATATCGTGAAACTTTATTACATGCAGCAGAAGAAAAGAAAAATATTTATAAGATTGCACAATCATTTGGATATAAACCAAAACTATCTCATCCAGCATCAGTACTTTCAGAAATAACAATTGAAGTACCTGCAGAGGATGATGGTACAAATGTAACACCTGATTTAGATTACGCATTACTTGTAAATGCAGATAGTATATTTTCATCTAAGACGGGAAGAAATTTTAGATTATTAGACGATGTTAATTTTAAAACATCTTCATCACTTGATTCACGAGTAGAAAAGATATCACAATATGATAGTGATACACCTACACACTTTACATTAACTAAAAAATGTTTATTAGAATCGGGTACAAAAACTACTGAGAATTTTACATTCGGTGCAGGAGTTAAGTTTGATAAAGTTATTTTAAGTAAAGAAAAGATAATACAAATTTTAAGTGTTGTTGATGATGATGGGAATACTTGGTATGAAGTTCCTTTCTTAGCACAAGATACAGTCTTTGCATCAACCGAAAATAATTCAACAACCACACCAGATGTATCTGCTAATGCAGCAGATGCTCCTTATATGTTGAAGTTAATTAAAACTGCAAATAGATTTACTACACATACACGAAGTGATGGTAAATCAGAATTACGATTTGGTGCGGGAACATCAACAAACGCAGATGAAGAATTAGTTCCAAACCCAGATAATGTTGGTTCATCATTAGGAACTGGTGTTAGTAAACTTGATGCAGCATTTGACCCAAGTAACTTTTTAAAAACAAAAGCATTTGGACAAGCACCAAGTAATATTACATTGACTGTAACTTACACTTATGGTGGAGCAATAGAAGATAATATTCTTACTGGTGAATTAAAAAACAACGATAGTCTTTCTATTACATTAAATGAAGAGGGATTAGATTCTGATAAAGTTGGTGACACAAAAGATAGTATTAGTATTACAAATAAAGAACCTGCTACTGGTGGAAGTGGTGGAGAATCACCTGAAGAAATTAGACAAAATGCTTTAGCATATTTTAATTCACAAAATAGAGCAGTTACTAAAGATGATTATGTAACAAGAGTTTATTCCTTACCACAAAAGTATGGTAACATTGCTAAAGTACATATTGTACAAGATGAACAATTAGAACAGAACACACAAACTATTGTAAAGGATGGTAAAATTGTTAAAGAGAAAAATGTAACAATAATACCAAATCCATTAGCATTGAATATGTATGTGTTGGGTTATGATAGAAATAAAAAATTAGTTGCATTAAATAATGCAGTTAAACAAAACCTTAGAGTTTATCTATCACAATACAGAATACTAACAGATGCAATTAATATTAAAGATGGTTACACGATTAACATCGCTTGTAGATTCTCAATCATTACACAACGAGGACATAATAAAAATGAAGTCTTGTTGAAATGTATTGATGCAATAAAGAATCATTTCGATATAACTAAATGGCAAATTAATCAACCAATTATATTAAGTGATATTGCGTATGTAATATCGTTAGTTGCTGGTGTTGCAAGTGTAGTTCCACCTGAAGATGATAATCCATCAAAACAAATGGTGGTTGTTGAGAACAAGTGGAGAACCGAGAATGGATATAGTGGACATGTATATGATTTACAATCAGCAACAAAAGATGGAATCATTTACTCATCACTTGACCCAAGCATATTTGAACTTAAATACCCGAACTTAGATATCGAGGGTAGAGTAGTAG